AAATCTAAAACAGAACAATTATTTACAGGTTCAACTGGTAGTAATCCTTTTAAAAATTATACTAAAGTAGCAAAAAGATCTTTAAGAGATGGTACTAAATTAAGACGAGAAGGACAAAGAATTATAGATTTTAATAAAAGAATAAAAAGAGATTGGGGATTTTAGTGTGGCTAATGACTTTAATCTTAATGAATTTAAACTAAAAGACCCAGTACGTAATATCCAAGATGGATTAAATGATCCAATTAAAGATAAAACGCCTGGGTTTTTTCAGTCTATAAAGAATCCAATAGATCTTTGGAGAGAAGAATCTTTACCTGCATCTATATACCAATGGGTATCAGGTAATACTAAAAAGAAACAAGCTCAAGAAGCATTAGATTACATTCGTAATAATCCAGACCAAGAAGGTTCTAAAATCTATAAAGAAGCAGAAAGACATTTAAGTCGTTTTGGTTATCTATTAGATGATGGGCCAATGAATATAGACATTAAAGAGATTGGTAATTTAATAAAAGCCAATCCTAAAATGTTTGGCGCAGAATTTGTTAACATGATGATGGCAGATCCTTACTTATTATTTATGCCTTTAGGTTGGGGTAGATTAGGTAGAGGTGTTGTTAATAGTCTTAGGTTAAAGTTTGGTAAAAAAATGTCTTTAGCTAAAATACCAAGAAGAAAAGCATCAGTTATGTCAGATCTTAAAGTAGGTGCATTTGCTACACTAGCAACTCCACTTGTATTCTCTGCTGCTTGGCAAGGTTCTGAAGATGCAAAGCTAGATCCTAAAAGACTTGCAGTAGAAACTACTTTAGGTGCAACAGCAGGTGCTGTTTTATCTGTAGGTTTTGCTGGTATGGGTGCTATGGCACAAAGATTAACAAGATTTCCTAAAGATAGAGTTGCACAAATACAAAGTCAAGTTTTAAAAAAACATGGTATTAATCCTGAAAAATTATTAGATACTAATGAACAAGGTATATATCGTTCAGTAGATGATCTTATTGATGAGATAAAAAAACAATCAGGTATCATGAGTGATCCTAAAAAATTTGATGTTATTAAAGCAGACATGACTTCAGCATTAAGAGATATAATGGAAAATGGCAGAGATATGTCTATAGCTACATTATTTAAAGGTGCAGGATCTGTAGGTGCAGTTTTTGGTGCAGCACAATTCCTTACAGCTGAAGATGATAAATTATTAGCAACAGCTAAAGGTGTTGGATTAGGTGCAGCAATATATGGAGCTGGTGCATTAGTTAATAGACATTTAAAAAGAATACCTAAAGATTTTGCAGAAGTTGAATTAATAGCAGAAGCTACAATGGATGCAGCTAAAATTAATACAGTTAAATTAAATTCTGCTGGTACTGCATTAGGTAATAGAATTAAAGAAATGATTCCAGATGCATTGGACTCTAGACGTAAAGTATTTTATCATTTAACTGGAGCAAGTGTTCATAGAAAAACATTTAAGTTTGATCCTAGATTGGGGCCTATATTAGAAAATGAATTAAATGAACCTGAAAAAGCAGCAGCAATAGCTATACGAAAAGTATTTAATTCTTTTGAAAAAACATTTGGTGAACATGGAGAACAGTTATTTAAAAATAAAAGAACTAACTATTTACCTTTATTATGGGAACACTATGATCCAAAAAACCAAGCGTTTAGATTTGTTAAAGAATTTGATACAGATACTTTAAATGTAGTTACTGGCCCTTCTGGTAAATTTCAATTTGGTAAACGTGGTATATTTGGTGATATAAATAGAGGATTACAAAAAACATTTGTAATTAAAAAAGGATATGATGATCCTGTTGAACTAATTAAAATATACACTCATGCTGCAGGTAAAGCATTATCTACTAGAGCTATGATTTCTAGTTTACAAAGATCTCAAGTAGCTGGATCTCCATTACTTATTAGACGAGGTATAAAAATACCTTCAGGTAATTATGTAGAATTTAAACATCCTTACTTTGAAGATAAGTTAGGTTATCCTTATATTCATAAAGGTATGGAAAGATCATTAAGAATGGTTTTTGATGCTAGAGATGAACAAGCATTAATGAGTGCAATCTTTACAACTAATCTTATGATGAAAAGATTAGCAGTAGGTTTCTCATTCTTTCACGCAGGTGCATTAGTAGAAAGTTTATGGTTTGCTGGTGCTAAGCCTAAGTTTATTAAAAAGATATTAGATCCTAGATCTAAAGCAGAGCTAGAAAAATTTATTAGTAATCCAGAAACATATGCTAAAGAATTTCCTCACGCTGTAAATGTTTTAAATGATATGGGATTTAAAGATGTAATACAATTCTCTAGAGGATTAGGTTTACAAATTTCTACTCCTGAAGATATAGGCTTTGATAGATTTTATTACAACTTAAGAGGTATTGATAAAACATTAAAGAATCATTTTGGTATTTCTACAAATGGTAATATAGAAAAAGTCTTTAAATGGTTTGATCAAATTACTTGGGATAGAGTATTTACACAAGCTAAACTACACACGTTTCTTACAGTATTAAATAGACAAACTCTTAAAGGTGTACCTAATAAATTAAGAATTGAACCAGGTGATACACAAGCTGTTATATATCGTAAAGCAGCACAAGCAGCTACGTTTACTAATGATGCATTTGGTGGACAAAATTGGGAACAATTAGCGAACAGAATACAAACACCTTGGCTTAAAAGTTTATTACAAACTACATTTGCTCCAGGATCTAGAGGGTATATGCAACTATTAATGTTTGCTCCTGACTGGACAATATCTAATGTAAGAATTATTGGTAAGTCTTTACTGCTTTTGAAAGCGATCCAGGACTTAGAAGAATGTATCAATACTATTTTGCAAGAGCTGCACTTACATACGCAGCAGCAGGATCTGCACTTAACTATATATTTAGTGGTCACTCTTTATTAGATAACGTAGATCCAACTAGAATTGATTTAGGAGATGGTGAGGTATTAACTTTCTCTAAACAATTAATGGAACCTTTCCATTGGATAACTGATCCAGCTGGAACAGGCTTAAAGAAAGTTGGAGCATTACCTAGAGTAGTAACTGAAGTATTAACTAATAAAAAATACTTAACTACTAAATGGAGTCCAAATATTACAAGAGAAGATGATGAAGCTATTAAAAAAGGCTTATCAATAGGAGGTCATATAGGTAAACGATTCTTACCTATTTGGTTACAACAAGCATCAGCATCAGTAGAGAAAGGTTTGCACACAGATGGTCTATCTTTAGACTTAGCTGCAGACACCTCTGTTGATTTTGTACTAGGACAACTAGGGCACCCCAGATATAAAGGGCCAAGATATACACAATATAAAACAAAAGATATATTTTAATGAAATTACTTGCAGCAAAAATTTATAGTGTAAATTTATTAAGAAAAAATCCAGATAAAATATTTCTTTTTGGAGATAATTTAAAAGGATATGGTAAAGGTGGACAAGCAGTTATTAGAGATGAAATTAATGCAATTGGTATTCCAACTAAAAAATCTCCCTCTATGGATAAAACAGCTTTTTTTACAGATACTGAATATACATATAATAAAAAAGTTATTGATGAAGCGTTTATTAAAATACCTAAAGGTAAAACTATTGTAGTACCTAAAGACAATCTTGGTACTGGTAGAGCACAACTTAAAACCAAAGCTCCTAAAACTTGGTTATATTTACAAGAAAAACTAAAGGAATTAAAAAAACTATGACTAGAAACACAGAAAATAAAGAAGAACTTTTAAAGGTTCACAATAGAATAGATCTTATTGATCAAAAACTGCACATCCTAGAAACCAATCATTTAGCTCACATTCAGAAAGATGTAGATAGAATTATATACATTATATCAGCTATTGCATTAGGTTTATTAGGACAGTTTTTATATTTGCTTACTAAGAATCTTTAATGAAATTAATGCTAGTAATGCATATTTGCTCAGCATTATATAATACCTGTCCAGCTTCTATTGTTGTGCCAGAAATTTATAATGATTATAATACTTGTATAACTGAAGGTTATGTAAGATCATTAAATTCATTAAAAGAAATGGGCGAAGAAGATGTTAATAAATATATGATTTTTATTAAGTTTGTATGTCAACAAGACACAAGAATAGACACATAAAGTTGTACCTTTGTTAGTGGACTTATTAGTTAAATAACTATAAAACGTATACTATGCTTCGCAAATCAATACTTGTTATAAGTGATCAACACGCACCATATCATCATATAGATACACTTGACTTTTTAAAAGCTATTAAGTTAAAGTATAAACCTGACTGTGTAGTAAACATAGGTGATGAAATGGATTGGCACTCAATATCATTCCACGATTCACATCCTGGTTTATATTCACCAAGTCATGAGCTAGTAGTTGCTAAGAAATTTTTCTCTGATTTAGAAAAGATATTTCCTAAGCAATACATCATGGATTCTAATCATGGTAGTTTAGTTTTTAGAAAAGCTACTAAACATGGATTACCTCATGAAATCTTTAAGTCATATAATAATATGCTTGGAGTTGGTAAAGGTTGGACATGGCACGATGATTTGATTATTAAAGCATCTAATGGTCAAAACATTTACTTCTGTCATGGTAAATACAAAGACGTACTTAAAGTTGCCCAGCAATATGGAATGTGTACTGTTCAAGGACACTATCACACTTCATTCAAAATAGATTATTGGAGCAATCCAAATGAACTACTTTGGGGTATGCAAGTTGGATGTTTAATTAACATGAAAAGTTTAGCTTTTGAATATAATAAATTACAGAAGTCTAGACCAGTAATAGGAACAGGAGTTATCATTGATGGATTACCAATATTAATCCCAATGGTTTTAGATAAAAATGGCAGATGGAATAGAAAAATTACCTAGAGGAATTAGAAACAAGAACCCAGGCAATATAAAGCTGGGTACTGATTGGGATGGACTGGCAGATGAACAATCTGATCCAGTTTTTTGTGTATTTAAAGAGTCTGTTTGGGGCATTAGAGCTCTAGTTAGAATACTTTTAGTATACAGATTTCACCATAAAAGATTTACAGTTGAAGACATCATTGAAAGATGGGCTCCTCCAAGTGAGAATGATACAGATGCTTATATAGCTTATGTATGTAGAGAAATGAACTTTAATCCTATGGATAAATTAGACAATAGTATTGAAGATTATTTACCATTAGTAAAATCCATAATTCAAATGGAAAATGGTATGCAGCCCTTTGACGATGAGCTATTAGTAGAAGGTATGTACAAAGCATGGGAAGGATTCCCAACAGGTTCTAATAAGGTATCATAATATGGAAGGTAGTCTCAGTGAATTACTGGTTTACTTTCTGGTTAGTAGTAGCCTTTATAGCTCTAGCCCTATTCGGTGGGCCTAATCCAATAATATTTAGATAAGGAGATATGTATGTGGTTTAATTTATTATCCATGGGTATAAAGACAGCTAGTCATTTATACAAAAACAAACAAACAACAAAACAACTAATGTCAGATGCTCGAATGAGACATGCTGAGAAAATGAGTACAGGTGAGATTGAATATAAAGCGAAAGTTATTGAGAGCAATGATCAAGGTTACAAGGATGAGTTTGTCCTTATTCTTATATCTATGCCTATCTGTATACTGGCTTGGTCTATCTTTTCTGACGATCCAGAGATTCATACTAAGTTAACATTATTTTTTGACTACTTCAATCAGCTACCATACTGGTATCAAGCTATCTTTATAGGTGTCGTAAGTGCTATCTATGGTTTAAAAGGTGCTGATATTATGCGTAAGCCAAAGTGAATCAAGTAGTAGGCAACTGTAAATGGTGTAATAAAAACATATTACCTACAGAAGCCTACGCTACACTTCCCAATAAAGAATATTCTTGTATTAAATGTTATAAAAAATCAGGAGCTATGCTTCCTTTTTGGGATAAGCATAACAAACCAACTTTTAAAAAATGAAACAATTATTAATAATTATATTATGTTTATTTTATACTAATGCTTTTGCAGGTAGTACTCAAAGTAATACATCTGGATCAAATACTGCAATTGAAGGTGGATATACTGGAGGTGCAACAACGTATGAATCTGGTAGTACATCTACAACTACAAGTACCAATAGCTCTAGTTCTAATATTAAATCTGCACCACCAACAGCTTCGGCTCCGTCATATAATAGTATGACACAAGATGTATGTAGTACAGGTGCATCAATGGGTGTTCAAACATTTGGATTAGGTATATCTGGTGGAAAACATTTTATTGATAAAAATTGTGAAAGATTAAAATTAGCCAGAATACTAAATGATTTTGGAATGAAAGTAGCAGCAGTTGCTATACTTTGCCAAGACGAAAGAGTGTTTGAAGCAATGATACAAGCAGGAACTGTTTGCCCAATTGATGGAAAAATTGGGAAAGATGCTATGATTTTATGGAATAAATATGATCATGAAAGACCTAATTATAAAACATATGTTAAACGTATGAAGAAACGTAAAGTTATAGATAAAGAAATTTACATAGAAGAACTTAAAATAATTGAATTAGAATCTGATAAATGAAAATAATATTATTATTTATATACCACTACTCAACTAAATTAACTTCTTGGTCATGGCAAAAATTATATGGAGATAGAAAAACTGGTTTAGGTTATAAAAAATGAAATGGTGGTGTTGGATAATTTGGGGTAGTCTTTTATGGTTAATGTTATCTTGGTTTGGTAATTCAGTAGGATTAGCAGAAGATAATGATACTGCTTTTACTACAAACATATTACCTAATGCTGGAGATACGACATCAAGTTTAACTAATTCAACTTTAGATGGAGTGCAATCTGGATCTACAGGTGCATTAACTAATAATTCTACACACAATGGATTTACTATTACTTGTGAAACCCAAGTATCAAATGCTTGTGGTCAAGCCTTTAGTGGAGAGTTAGAAGCATCACATGACATGACAGTTAAAGCTACTGGAAGTTTAGTTGGTATAACAGGAACAAGCACTCCAGATGGAGTTAGTCATACATCAACTCAATTAAAACTTAATGGTGGAATAAATTTAAGCAGTTCTATATCAGTACAAAACTGTGAATGGAGTGGTTCTAATTATCAATGTGGTAATTCTGTAGGTGTTGTTGATTCTTATACTATTATTATGAAAGTTTTAGATGCAGATGAAAATGTATTAGCTTCATCTACTCAAATAAGAACAACAGATGCTGGTTACAATTCTAATGCACGATCATTTGATGATAGCTTACATTATAACGGAGTTCATGCTAATAAATATGAATGGTCTTGGACAGGAGTTGATGGATCAGAAAGTACATCATCAGCTTTAAGAGGGCCAAATTTATTAGGAGCTGAAATGGCTTTAGATTTTCCTGTAGAAGATTACGAACCTTTATCTGCACAAGAAATTAAAGATATGAACGAAGGTTTAGGTACAGCAAACCTTAATGAGTCTGAAATATGGAATGTTATATCTGGACTTGAAGAAAGTATTAGTGAAAAATTAAACATAGAAACTGGTGGTAAAGTAACAAGTGTAGAGCTTACAGAGAATTTTGAAATTGTAGTTACAACATCTAAATCAGCAACTATTAAAGAAACTGCTAAAGTAGAAGAAGTTGTTCAAGTAATGAATAAAACTAAAGCAGTTGAAACATTAAAGAAAGAAGTTATTGCTGAAGTTATTAAAGAGACTAAGAAAGAAACTATTAAAGTAGCAGCAAAGAATGAAGAAAAAGAAACTAAAGAAGAAGAATCCAATAGCGAAGTTGTTACAACATCTATTGTTCAGAAGTCAAAAAATACCAAACAAAAAAAAGTACAATCGGAAAAAACTGTTAAGCCTAAATTAAAAGTAATTATGGCAAAGATAGATGATAAAGTTAAAGATCATGTAAAGAATTTAGAACTTAAAAACTTAGTTAAAATAGATGCTATGACAGAAAATCAAGCATCTTTATCTGTTTATAATGTACCTTTTTATATACCAAAAGATATATACTTAGATCAACTTAATATGATTGATAATAGATTGATATATAATGGAGTACAGTTAGTTAGTTATATTACTAATGATAGTATAGGAATTAAAGAGAGAACATTACAAGAACTAAATATAAACAAACAAAGAATATTAATAGAACTTAGGGAGTTAAAAAATGGTTAAAGATATTAAAAAAAATCTTACAAACATCGTAGTTATTATTGGACTTATAGGAAGTATAGGTGCTGGGTTTATTAAGTATGGTGAGATTATGACTAGAATTGATGTATTAACTAACGCATCTAAAACAATTGATTTATCTATGGTTGCTGTATTAGAAGAAAAAGTAAAAGCATTAGAAAATATAGATAGTACACATGAACATCCTGTTACTCATGGTCATACTAAACCTTTAATTAATGCCAAAGAAATAGAGTTATTGAAAATACAGTTAGAAGAATTAAAAATATCCACAGCAAATCCATTATCTAATTAATAGTCTCTTTCTATTATCATTTCAATAAAGTGTATTGCTTTAAGTAAATCATCTTTACCACCTTTGTCCTGGTGCCTAATAATATACTTAATTGCACATCCTTCTGGGAATAGAAGTTTGTTTTCTACTACAAATTTGCTTGGTTGAATT